TTACTTTCAGGTGAAATAGATTGTGCGATACACAGTGCCAAAGACGTTGGAACGGAAATAGCAGACGGCACAGAACTATTAGGATGTGTCTGGGAGCAAGGTGACAGACGTGATGTGTTGATTGGACCTTTCGAAAATTTTGATTCTATTCCAAGCGGATACAGAATAGGAACAAGTGCTCCACGTAGAGCAAAAATGTTATCAGACCAAAGACCTGATTTGCGGTTTGTGCCTATAAGAGGAAATATTCAAACAAGAATAGATTTAATTGCTAAACAAGAAGTTGATGGAATCATTATGGCAAAGTGTGCGTTAGATAGATTAAACGTACAAGTACAACACACTGTGATGCCCGAAACAGAATTGTTGCCTGCCGCAGGACAAGGAAAAGTTGTTGTGCAGATAAGAAGCGATGACATCAAAATGAAAGACATATGGAATCCTCAAATATTAGAATGGCCCACGATTGAATTAATGGCAGAACGATATGTTTTAGAATTAGTTAATGGAGATTGTCAAACAGCAATAGGCGTTACCGCAGATGCTAGACCTGAAAAAGGAATGATGCAGATACGTTGTTCTTATCATGACGGAACCAAAGCACACCATATTCAAGAAATTGGAGAACTTGCTAACTGGAAAATGTTAGCACAAAAAGTTGTCCATGCATTTATATCTTAATTATAAAAACAATAGTAGCAGATAAATTTTATCGATACTGATGTAAATAACTTGCGAATAAGGCAAACATAACAACTCAAATAAGGGAGAATAGGCAATGAAAAAAGTCAAACAAATAGTCACATTCGTGACGTCTTCAATTAAAAATTTTTTTATTAGGATATACAACAGGTTAGAAAAATTTGTTGAAAAAGCCGTAAAAAGTTTTGAAAATTAATTGATTTAAATTAAACCAGTAACCAGCCTTAAAATTCTAGCCAGGTATTAATTGTGTACTTAGGTCCAGATAAAGGCTGGTTGCCTCTATGTGTGTGAGTATAATTTCCAGGAAAAATTAATAATGTTCCTGCTTCTGCTTTGAGTCTTCTAGGATAATATAAAAATTCTGTTTCACCACCATCTTCCACGTCATTAAGAAATACCTGTATCACCATAAACCTTGTGGTGTCTGATCTACTGCTCTGTTCCCAATGCCACACGTGATATCCTTCACCAGGTGCTGTTCTTTGAATCTTCATTTCATACACCATTTGTGGTGCACCTTCTGTTTGCAAAGATGAAAATTGATGTCTGTATATTCCGTTGTAACACGCCCAAAATGTATCTAAAAATTTATTCTGTACTCCAGGCACTCCTACTATACTCAAAAGATTATCTCCTTGCGAATACAATCTTGTGGTGTTAAAATTTTGTGTGTCTTTAAGATGTCTAGGTGCTCCTGAAATTTCTTGTATGGATCTACCAAAACCCATCTTAGTCATTTCATCGAAATATTTAATTGCTTGATCACACCATTCTTTTGTGTATGCTTTTTTAAACACACCAACAAAGTCTCTGATCTCTACTTCCATTTCAGGATTGAAAGGAGGCTCATTGCCTTCTTCCCACTGACGGAGATTGATTGTTTTGTTTTGAATTTCGTTGGACATTTGAAATTACTTATCTTGACCTGGTTGATAACAGCAGTATTTTGACTGGTGCTGTTGCACTAACATATAGGCATCTACAGTACCATAAAACAGTGTTTTAAAGCGTCATAGACGTCAATACACGGGCCAGTCACAGTGTTGATGTATGTGCGGTTATCAGCATCAAAACCATACCTACAACCTGTTGTTTTCGCAGTCTATAAATATTTTACAATGAATTTCAACATATATCACAGATACATCAAATTACCATTTATTATCAATAAACCAAAATGTTTTGCTGAAGGTTTAACAGATAATTTTTTGATGTATGTTAATCCGGATGAACTGCCCGACGAATTGTTCAAATGGTTGGCTCAACACAATTTAAAAATATCAAATGTGATTGAAGGATTTTATACCAAACCCAATGGAGGCGCGATACCTATTCATAACGATACAGTGATACCTCCTGGACAACGAGATGCTTGTAAACTTAATTTTACATGGGGTCCTGAAACTAGTACCACAAGATGGTGGAAGTTAAAATCTGGTTGCAACTATATAGAAATAAATCACGATGAAACCGAAGTAAACAAAAGTTTTCAAGAGGCTGGTATAGAACCAGACATTGATTGTTACAAATGTTACAGTGCAGATGAAAACAATATAGAACTGGTTCATCAGGCAGTGATCAATAAGCCAAGCATATTAAATGTTGGACAACTACACAACACGCACAATCCAGATCCCACACAACACAGATGGACTTTATCACTAACTCTGTTGAAATTGCCAGGCGAACATCTAAGTTTTGAAGAAGCATTGTTAAAGTTTAAGGACAGCATAGAACATGAATAAAATTTTCACACTGCGTTGTCCAAAAGAAAAAGGCAAAAATTATTTCAGTTTAGAAAAGCATCAATACAAAAACAATCTTACTGTGATGATTAACGATGCTGTTGTGTTTGAAAATATTAATGATGCTGAAGAAAATTTACCTTTAACATTGAGTGATCAAATATTATTCGATTCAGACAGTGTGAACTCAGTGAGTTTAATTTATGATATTTCTTTTGGAGAAATCAAAGAAAAATCCGAAGTGGACTTTGTGTTTGATAGCAACAGTTCTATATGCACCACAAATTTTAATAGAAAAAATTTTGTACAAGGCAGTGAAAAATTAACTGATCAATACTGTGTAACGCTAAAGATTAATGATCAAACACACACTCTTGATAAAACATTTCACAAAGGCGAAACTAAAAAGATATCTGTTCAAAATTTTGTGGATATGAGTTTGCCGATCACAGTAAGTTTAGAATCCAAAAAACAATTTGAAGATTCCAATGACATCACATACGATCAATTGGAGTTTGAAATACAATAATTAAGATTATGAAATCAATTAAAGGACTCATACCAGGTGTACAAAGATTGACCACAGTTGCCAAACCTCATTGGCAGTACGGTTACATGGACAACAGTAAGAAGATAATAGATCCATTGTTGCACTATGGTTGTTTCACATTGGGGTTTGACCGACATGACATATTGGATTATGTGTATGACAATATTCGAGTGAAACCAGAAATAGCAGAAAGCATTGTGCAGAATGAAGAACTGTATCTCAATGAACCCAGTTATCAATTGTCCGACACTCTGTTTCACATGACAGGCTACAAAAGTATATTTGCTCTCAGTGGATCAGATGCCAACGAAGGTGCGGTCAAACTTGCCAGTGCTTATCAAAAACTGCTAGGACAAACACAACGCACAAAAATTGTGTGTTTTGAAAACAGTTATCACGGCTCTACATTTTTAAACTACAACATGGGAGACAGTCTGTTTACCGATCCTTTCTACACTTTAAAACCTTATGACCAAGTGATCCGACTGAAAAGAGATTTTGATATCAATCAAACAGAGTGGAATCAAGTGATGTGTGTGATGGTGGAAACGTGTTCATATGGTGAACAATTGAGACCCAACTCAAAAGAATTCTGGAACAAGATAAAACAGTTGCAGGAGCAGGGTGTGGTTGTGATTGTGGACGACATTTTTATTGGCGGCGGAAAGACAGGCACATTTGTTGGGTGGCAACAAACTCCCATTCAGCCAGACATATTCACCATGGGCAAAGCAATCACAGGTGGATTTTTTCCGCTCAGCATCACCATGTACAACTCAAAGATTGATGATGTGTTGCCAGATGATTTTGATTGGGAACACGGGTTCACATACAATTACAGTCTGCCTGGCATATTGAGTTGTATTAAATATATTGATATACTGCATCAGGAACAATTGATGACACAACATCACAACATTGTGGCAACAGCAAAAGCAACGTTTGAACAAGCAGGCTATACCATAGTGGGACAGTTTGGTACACTATTTGATTTGATCAAAGGCGATGATCATAAATTTTTTATCATACCCATCAATGCCACAGAAGAATATTTTGATGTGTTGAAAGGACAGTTACAATGATCATAAAAGATAATTTTTTGACATCAGAGCAATTGGTTCAAATCAATCAGATGATTGATGCAGATATCACACAGCACAATGGACGTTTTGAAAGATACGATGATGAAGTGGATCATCACGAAACAGACGATTGTAATCTGTTCTATCTCAACAAAGAAATAAAAGATTTCTTTTTTGGCTTGTTGGTGGAAAAAGGTTACTTCACAGAGGAATTGCTCACAGGGCACGATCAAACACTGCGATATCATGAAATGAAATATCCTTATGTGAGCACATGGCACAAGGACAGATTTCTTGATTGGGAAAAAGAAGAAATAGATTTTATGGGAGTGACATTTTTCTTAAATGAAACGTGGGACTTTAAGGATGGCGGATTGTTTTTGTTCCGCAAGGATGATGCAGACAGAGGCGAATATGTGGAACCCATCGGCAATAGAATCATAATCAACAACGAAGATCTGTATCATGCTGTGACAAAAATTGTGACGCCAGATGTGAAACGACGCAGTCTACAGGCTTTTATGCACGTGAAATATTTGAACATATGATATACACAGAATACGATCCGTTGGAATCAATCATAGTGGGAGACACATACGATCCCGGACAGGTTCACGTGTTGCATCATAAGGATCCCAGCAAGTTCAATCGTATCCTGGAAGAAACCAAACGAGATCTGGACAATCTAGCAGACTTTTTAAAGAAAGGTGGCGTTGAAGTGATGCGTCCCACTGTGCATGAGTACTATGATCCCATACATATGCCTGATTTTGATGTGGAATTTCCCATTGCTCCCATAGTGCCCAGAGATGCACTGATGGTGATGGGTCGCACAATCATACAGACATACACCAGTTACACCGACAGATACTTTGATGCTGTGAGTTATTATCCCATATTTGAAAAGATGTTTCGTGAAGGCTATCGTTGGATCAGCCAACCCCCGCCCGTGTTACAGAATTTAAACACTGAAGATGATTGGTTTGTGAATGATAGAACCTACAAGGACAAATTAATGGACAGAGTGTTGTGGCACACAGCCACCATGTTTCGAGCAGGAGATGCCTTCATTGTGAATCCAGAAGGTCCTGGCTCAGCAACAGGATTGGAATGGTGCCGCAGAGAGTTGCCGGAGTACAGATTTATTCCCAACACAGGCACACGTTTTAACGGCTTTGGACACATTGACCACGGCTTTATCATGATAGATGATGACACTGTGATACACGCAGGCATGGATTGGGTACCAGACTGCTTACGCAACAAACATCTGATTGATGTGAGTGACTGTTTGCCTGAATTGAAAATGGATAGATTTGTGCAGGATTATGCAGAAGCCAAAAATAGAATGGACATTGCTTGGGTCAACAAGTACTTGGAGAATTGGAGAGGTTACAATCAAGAAGTGTGCTTTGATCTCAATGTGTTGGTGATAGACAGAAACAACATTGTGTTTGCACGACACATACCCAAACTGTTTGCAAAACTGAAGTCCTTACACATAGACTGTCACGTTGTGCCACAGAGACACTATTTGTTTTGGGACGGTGGAATACATTGTAGCACACTTGATGTCAAAAGACGAGGCGTCAAAAGACAGATCATAGATTAAAATTGCTTACCGAAATCGCTGTGCTTACCGCTTCGCGGATTTGAAATTTCTGCGTTACCGCTTCGCGGAATTTTTGCTGTCCGCCTCTAGGCTTTCTTTTGATGGATGTAGTTGCTATCTTTTGAAAAATCGATATGTTGGTTTCTTATTGCTATGTTAGACAAGAATAAATCTTTGTTGATCATAAATTTACTTTGCTCTGTCTTTTGAAATGCATAGTAAACACAACCTCCTGTTGTGTATCTTTTATTGATGAATTTGTAATTGCTTTCTTTTATTAGTGTTTCAAAAAACTTTTCGCTATAATAATAGTGACAGTGTTTTGCGAATATTTTTTCTTTATCTCTTTTGTTTACTTCTGGAACTCCGTGTATCATTATACCATTTGTTTTACAGCAATGATCTGCTATTTTAAAACAAGTGTACTGTGCATCAAACGGTTCAACGTGTTCTGATGTACCCATGTTGTACACAACATCGTATTGCTCTTTCCAATCCACAAATTGATCAAATACAGAAAGATCTTTTACAATTGATCCGTGCTTACCATTTACATCAACAGAAGTGTGTATGAATCCTCTAGTTTGCCAATATTCTTTTGCTGGATTTAATTTAGGACGAATTATTTGATCACCAAGTTCCAGCATTTTCAAATCTTTACAACTGTTGTGAACTTTTAAAATATCTTCTTCTATATCTTGTAGTATGTATAATTTTAGTCCCATACTGTATGTATCAGTTTTATAGACTTAATTAATTTTAGTAATATTGATTCCGTAGTATTTGCTGATAGTGTCCCAAGCAACACCTGTGATTAATTCACCAGAATTAAATTGTAAATTAGTTAAACAATTGAATAGATACTGTCTATTATCAGGATAATATAGATTATTAATTTTTGAAATTGAATCCACACTGTAATCTTTTAAACAACCAGGCACTAATGATATAATTGGACAGCCTTCTCTCAATGCTTCAGTCATTGCCATAGTGTGCAAACTGACCACACAGTGTATATTTTCTAATGAATCACAGAATCCTCTTGAACCTCTTGCTTTCTTAGGCAGTTTTTTCCTCACTTTGATTGGTCTATTTGTGTATTTTTTGATTTCTTCTGTTGTTGATTCTATCCATTGATCCACAGTTTGTTTTATACCATACACATCTAAACCATTTTGGCTAGGCGCCACAATGTACACTTGATCTCCCATTTGCCAAGGTTTAATTTTCATATTGAATTTTACAAAACGTTCGTTAGTCCATTCACCTTTGATGTCTGTGATTTGATTTTCGTTGAATGTCACTCTCCAATAAACAGGTTTCCACCAATTGCAGTAACCTTTTTCAACGTTGAGATAATCTATATTTTGCTCTTGAAATGTTTCATGGTATTTTTTAAATCCATCGTGTCCACCAACTCCACCTAATACTACCAAGTCCCCTTGGACAATTGATTCCACATCGGTGAAAATATTCAATCCTGTTCTAGCACTTATAGTATTTGCCAACTGATGACAAGTACGCCTGCTGGTTCCTAAATCTAAACCTTTTGGAATTACTATTCTTTTGTATTGTTTATTCATCGCCATCAAGGTTCTTTAAGAAGTCCCTTAATTTTGTTTGATCAGTATTACCTGAATCAATTCTACTTACTGTATCACCTTTGGTAGGATCAGGTAATTTAAGTTCAGTTGTGTTTTTTTCTGCACTATCATTAACTGTAGATGTCTTTTTTAATGAATTATAAATTGTGCTTGACCCTTTATAATCTTGACTGTCTGAGTCTTCTGCTAGATCTCTTATTCTTAAACTGTCCACATCAAATTCTAAATCAATCTTTTGACCAACACCACTGGATGATCTTGTTTTCATTAACTGTATTTGATATCTGCCTCTTTCTCTCATTGCTCTTGATGTGAATATACCAAACACGTTGTCAGCAGTTTGTATTTTACTTAAACCTCCAGATATATGCGAATGATCAAACTCAATTTCTTCTACTGCTCCTCTATTCAACTGCGATGCTGTAACAAAGATTACATTCAATTCCATTGATAAATTTCTTAATTCTTCTGAAACAAATTTGTCCTTCACAAATAAATCACTTGGAGAAACTTTTCTACTGATTGGCATCATAAGATCCAAATAGTCTACCAGTATTACATCTAATTTTTTACCTGTTTTAATTTCATATTCTTTGATGTAACTTCTTAAGTCGTTTGCATTTTTACCACTTGCCATGTATTTGATTTGAAATCTACCTGCTTTTTTGCCTAACAGTTTAACTTTCATTTCAACACCATCTAAATCTTTAAAAATTTCTCTTGCTGGAATATCAGTTAACATTGAATCCAATCTCATACTCACTAGTGCTTCACTCAATTCAAAAGTAATATACGCCACATTCAATCCATTCAATACCCAATTGCAACCTAAGTTTGCCAAGAACAACGATTTACCTGCTCCAGAACCACCTGCAAATATATTCAATTCACCTTTGTTAAATCCACCAAATAATTTCTTATCTAGTGTTGCCCAGCCTGTGCTGACCTGTCCATTAGAATTTTTTAGTCCCATAAGTCTTGCTTTTGGATCATCGAAATAATCTGTACCTATATCTTTGTGTAATCCAATCTGTACTGCCTTCTTGACCAATTCTTCAACTGGACCATATTCACCTTTTTCCAACATATCTGCTGATTTTAAAATTGCTCTTTCTAAACTTTTGTGTCTAACAAATGTTTCAAAATCATCAAGCAACCAAGTAAAATGTTCTTCAGTTAGATTTTCTGTTGGCTTCAAATCAACATTACAACTCTTGTTCACAATGTCATATGTTGGCAATGAATTGTATTGTGACACATACTTGTTCACAAAGTCTGCTGTGTCTTGTAACTTTCTATCAAATAAAGAATAATCAAATATAGATTGGCAACGCACAAATGTTTCTGCGTCACTCAGCATCATTTCGAGATACAGTTTTTGTATCTCATATCCATAGTCTTTGTTCTGTTTAACCATTGTCCTTATTATACCACATTTTGTCTGAATTGTCAATGTGCTTGTTGTATTTGGCACACACAGCACCTATGCATGAACCAGGATCGCCAGGATTTTTTGGAACCCATATGTCATCCCAAACCGATGCCAGTTTGATTCTAGCAGTCTTGTTCAATGCACAACCTCCTACCAAAACAATGTTATTAGTAGGAATATTCATTTGAATCCACGAACTGGCACACATCAACACTTGTTCAAAAATGTGTTGTGTGGTTGCCGCCAAATCTGCTGTATCCTGTTCCGAATTTAATTCTGGTCTCCACCAATTACATCCTCGGTGTAGATTAACTCTTGTCTTGAAAGGCATTCTGGTTTTGATAATTTCTTCCATCATGATTCTATGATATTTTCGCCAGTTGCCTTTTTGTGCCAATTGTTCCAGTTTGTACTCTTCTGCATTGGCTTTGAATCCACATCGTTGAGTCATGGCTGAATAAAATAAACCAATACTGTGTGGGTATCTTTGTGTGTATTTCTTTTCTAATTGATCTCCTTGTCCGTGCCAAATTGTGTATGTTTCAAACTCACCAATTGAATCTAGCACAACAACTGCCGCGTTGTTGTATGGAGATGTGTAATAACCATATGCCGCATGGCTCATATGATGATCTATATATTCAACAGGAACATGGATACCTTGACGCTGTAAAAATTTCTTCACGTCATTTTCTTTAAATTTTAATCCTTGTCCTGCCAACAGTTGACGCATACTCTTCTTAAAAGGTTTTTCATACCAAATTATTTTTGCCGGGTGAGCCCATCTAGGATTTGATCTCACGTGTGCTAACATTTCTGGACACAGGTTAGGATCACCAGGTATGCCACTGAAGTCTGAACTCTTACCAGCCCAATGAACATACAATCCATATCTGTCTGTTAAACCTTTTACATGATATTCCATCACAGCCAGACTGGCATCGTGATTATTTCCTGTTATTCCCCAAACTATCATCTATTTCCTATTTGTAAATGAATGGATCTCTTTTTTGTAATTCTCTTATCTTCTTTTTGTACTTGATGTATGACACAAGTTTCGTGATAGGAGAAAACAAAAATGATATCGCTTTTTTTAAGTAAACCATTTTTTCATCCTCAGTTTTATTTTAAGTTGTGAATCTTCTGCGTTTTTTATAATTGTGTACAAAGTATGCAATCTACCATATTTACGCACAGCATCATTAACGTCTTTTATTTCGTGACTCCAGTCAGGCATACTCACACTCCAACCTGTTTCAAGACTGTCCCAAACTAACTTTTGACCTGCTTCATCTCTGTCTGGAACAACTATGACGTGTTTGCCCAGACTGTTTATCAGTGTTGATTGTTGCTCTTTTACTTCACTGCCTAGCAGTGCTACACCATCAATAGCAATAGCATCAATTGGACCTTCCACAGCCACAATGTATTTTCTATCATCATCCTGAGCATCTGTGTTGAACACATAACCAGGTTGTTGTTCGGATAGATATTTTACTTTGCTTTCTACAACTTTTCTTGCTGTGTATCCTACAATCTTAGATTGATATGTGAAAGGTATAATTAATCTGTCTTTGAAACCAGGTTCAGGACTCCAGTAAAAATCATAATCATCTAGTGTTAGTTTTCTCTCTGCAATGTATTCTATCACTGAAAATAAATCTTTATCTACTCCACTTGGTTCTAGTGCTTTGTAATCTGCCCAATCATATATGGGCTTGGCTTTTGCTGGTAATTCTTTTATTTCAAATTTCGGAAGTTGTGTTATTGCTTTAAATCCAGATGTATCTGTTTTTTGTTGTAAAACCTGCAGTGCTAATTTTGTTATGATGTCGTCGGGCATATTAAGCCAACGCATAAACTTTTTCATTTTGTAAGACAAATTTCTACCAATACGCCAACTGGTTTTGAATCCACAGTTGAAACAATGAAAACTTACACCGTCACTGGCATTAGCAATCAGTCCGCCCCTTTGTCTAGTGTCTGGTGTAGTACCGTTATGCTCACAACAAGGAGCATTGAAAGCCACCCATCCACTTGGTGTTTGTTTTCGTTTTGCTGGAAGATAAGTTTGTAAAGTATCAAGCACAATATTCATGCTCTTATTATAAGTTAATTTTTTGGAAAAGTCAATTAGTTTCGAACTAATATTTTGGTAATGCTACCAGAACTTAATGTGTGTTTGAATCTTAAGTGATTGAACACTCCATTGAAATTAATATATTTGATTGTGTCTAAACTTGCGGCTGTGAACGTGTTTATGTCAGACCAAAATGTATTGGAGTTTGGTTGGTTATCTAAAGTACCTTGAACAACAATAGTGCCAACTGCTTGATTCAAATAATATGTTACAGTATGTAGTGCTGAGTTTCCATTTATAGCAGGTTGAGCCGTAACTGTTTCTGAAATAAAAATGCCTGATGCAGGATTAGTTTCAGTAAATGTAGTCACTGAATACGAGTCAAGTGGTCCAGGAAATTCTTCCGAACTCACAAAAATTGTGCCTTTGTTTTCAAAATTAGTTCCACTGTGTAGAATAGTTTTTGCGTTAGTGGAATCATTTTGAAGATACACAGTGTAGTGTAAATATTGAGATTTGATGTTTAGCAAGTCGCTTTCTGCTATGGTTATAGTAAAATGTCCAACCTTGCTTGGAGTTCCTGTTTCAATTATAGTGCCATCTCTTTCAACAATCAAGCGATTATTTTCGTCATACAGTTGAAACTTAGGTGTGTATGTGTTCAGAATAGATACTGGTTTCTGATCAGCATTCAGCACATTGAATTGAATAGTATTGTCTATACCTCTAGCGACGTTGATATTTCTTTGATACACTGCTCTATACTCCGTTATTTGTCCAGCCAGATTTGCCGTCAGGCTCACACTGTTATTTAATAAATATTTTGGCACAAGTTGCATAATCTTTAATAATTTAAATGTATTTATTTGAAATAAAATGCTGTTAGACGACATAGAAAAGAACTTTCCGTTTATATCAGTCGTCGAATATGGCGGACAAGAGTATGTAGGGGTAATCAATAATCAAGATAACTCCATTACGTCCATGTACATATATGAAGAAATTCACACCAATTCGAGAGAAACTTTCATGGAATTATGTAAAACATGGTGGTGGGAATCCAATAGAATGGTACCAATTGGCATCTTTTTACGTAAAGAATTACAAAAATTCCGTAGTGTTTTAATGATGATGAATACAAAAGATGTGAAAGTGAAGATTGGTCCAGTCACCAGTCTCGGCAATCTTGCTATGAAGCGTAGCAAAAGGAAGTCGGTTCAACTGGTTAGAAAACCTAAATAATTACCAACGTTTATCTTCTTTATAAGGGAATATAGTAGTGTGTGGTTCTTTGTATTCTTTAGCCCAAGCAATTTTATTCCACACTCTCTCATGACCATAATACAAAAACATTTTTGTTAAAACTTCGACTCCAGCAATAGCACTGGCCCATGTCCATTCTCCTGTTATCAACCAAGCAATTATAAATGTATCGGTAGTAGCAACTATTCTCCAGGTTAATGTTTTAACTAAACTTCTTCTTATTTTACTTGTCATTGTTTTGTAATTGTTCGCAGATTAAATTCATGTGTATCACAACTGCCACAGCATATGACGTTGCGTGTGATTTTTTAAAATAATATCCATCAGTGGGCTTGACCCATACTTCCTTCATAATAGAATCCCAATCTTTGTTTAGTAGATATCTTTTGCTTGGTCTGATGATTGCTAATACAGCCGCCAGTTGTTCTATATTTTTCGGTTTTAATCTTTTCAATATTTCATTATGACCGTTCAAATGAAATACCTGATCGCTGAATTCTTTTGCTTCTAACAATTCCCATACAGGTTCCTTATTCATCAATTGATTCAAATGATCCTCATCCTTTACATCTTTGTATATGCTTACGTTGAGACAATCTATTTTAAAATAGTTTCTTTCTTCAGCAGTTTCGTAATCTATTGTTGCCATATTTGTTGCTGGGTCGTGTGGAATTTCTGTGAAGTAAACACCTGTGTTATGTTTTTTTTCTGTGTCTAATTTTGCTATTCTGTGTTTAAGTTTTTCTAACAACACATTTCTATCAGCAAAGTCTATATCAATATCGAACATTATAAATTTGCCTCCTTGATTACTTCTTTAACCATTTCAATATCTGCGGGTAGTCTTTTAAATCTTAATGTCCAATGACTGGGATCCATTATAGCATATACCATTTGTAATTGTTCATCGTTAAATCTTTTCATCATTTCTTTTCCAGTTTTACAATTCAATATAAGCCAAGGAGAAATTTTACCATCTTTTATATCTACAACTGCTCTATTCAAACTAGCATATCTAAAATAATCACTCCATGGTGCTTGTTTTTCATCACCCCAATCCATCATTGTTTTGATTGATCTTTCCATGGCTGTTTCAACTCGTTCTCTTAAAATCAAATCAATAGCATATTTTTGATACAGTTCTTCTCTACACCAGTGATCAAGTTTAACTCCAGATGTTACAACGTAATCTATGTACTTGTTTGGATACAATGGTTTAACATTACTGATAAAACTTCCAAATTTTACAAATGCTGTATAGTATGGAGATTTACAAAACTCTTCATAAGTTTTAGGTGTTGTAACTTTTTGACACAGTTCATAGAATCTTACAAAAGTTTGAAATCCTAATTGTACTCTACGTTCATCTTTCTGTAGATATCTTCTTTTTTGCTCACACATATGTACTGATAATGTCTTTTCTTTGGCGAATTTAGCATTACAATATTTGCAAGGGTATAACTTTTCTATCATAATAATTTTTTGATTTGCTCTTTACTCATTCCTAAATCTTCTGCTAATTCTTTAAGTTCTTTAGTGGTGTTAATATTTGCTAATAATCTTAATTCGTCAATTTTTTTATTAGGATAAAGTTTTTCTAAAAACTTAAATGCTTTGTTATTGTTAGATTCTTTAAACTTATAACCAATCCATTCATGATATCTGATGTTCTTTTTGTCACTAGCAGTCATACACAACAGAAACCACAATAGTTTTTTATGTTTGCTCAATGTAAAAAAGTTTTTATTGTAATATTGGTTGGTTTTTAAAATTTGTAATTCTTTTTGTTCTTTGGTTCCTTTGATAGCACTAGCATATCTATTCAACAAATAAAAAGAAACTTGTTTTCTATCGTCATCTGAAAGTTCGTCCCAAACGCTTTTGGCATTCATATCAATAGCCGCCAATATATCTTTCAAAGGTAGTTTGTTAGTTTTGGTTACCATCTATCTTCTTTTATTAAATTATAAAGTAATTTTAACTTCTTTAACTGAATTTGTAAAGTTTTATTTCCTTCGTTTGCGTAATCTACCACTTCGCTAATTTCTAATTCGGACAAATACCAATCAGGATCTTTAGTTTCTTCAACTAATATTTTTGGTCCTTTACCATTTAATGGTTGACCATACACAGTTTTACCTCCATCAGGAGAAGTAAAAATCATTTCTTCTTGTTTAATACGTTTTCTTTTTTTGACTGCTTTAGGCATTATAACAACATTGTGTACTCAATACTTTCACATTGACGAGAAATATCTTTTACAAAGAATGCACAGTTTGGATTTTCGTTATCAGTTAGAGGTGTTGTTAATAACTGATTATTTTTAATTTTTGGAAAATACCATTTAACATCATTGTAAAAGTTTATCACATTCACTTCAAAAAAGTCTGCTTTGAATCCTTTCAAAGGATTGAATATAAAAGCACTGAAACCTCGGTCTGCTATACTGGTTAAAGATACAACTTCTACAGTGTTGCTGTCTTCTTTGTCTCCAACTGCTATGCTCCAATCTAAAGGCATAGTAAGTTCTTTTCCACCAATTTCCAACACAATGGCTGGAGCACTGAATGATTCAATATAAATCAGTGGTAAGAAAAAGAAGTCTGGTTCTTTAGGATTACTGTTGTCCAAAACTGAAAATGCCATGTCATCTGACACAGTTTGTGGCATCTTGTTAAGGTCGTATGGTATATTGTCTACTGTTAATATTTTCATTATTAATTTCCTTCCTGATAAGAATATTTTGTGTTAGACGTATTGTAGTAAAAATAGTGTGTGCCTGTTTTGGGTAGTTGTAATACAGTATCGATTGGAAGATAAATTCCTGATGTAAAAGACGTTCCTACATCAGTTTCATATCCGTGTATGTGCCAAGGATTATCTACACTGATGATGGGTGTGTTGGTAGCATATGCTATAAATTTTGTACAAGCATCATGAAATTCATCATGTATTTTTTTAACCTGAGGTCCTTGATCTTTTTGAGTATTGCTTGAGTGTATTATTAGATCGACGTTTTTTTCTTTCAACTTTTTGGCTAGATTGTCTCCGCCTGAATAATAATTACCCACCAGATCATTACATATTAACGCACCAACTTTGATTGTTTCGTGTTCTGTGACAAGTTCTACAACGGGAAATTCATTCCGCTTTTCACAATCTTGATCAAATGATACCAGTTTTGTTTTGAATGTTGATCCAATGTGCTCTCCTTTTTTATTATAGAAACGCAATTGATTTGTTTTTTTTCCAAAAAATGGACCATTGATTGTTTCTTTATCGTCCAACCATAGCGTTCCAATAATTAAACCAAGGTTCTTTGAAGATGCAAAACTTACTAGTTTTTCCATTGCCTGTTCTGTTTCTTTACAAGTATTGATATTAAAACTAGGAGCATCATAACCACTCAATGATGCTTCTGGTGTAAACAGATAATCAACTTTATTTTCTACTGCCCATTCGCAGGCTTTTAAAATTTCGTTGTAGTTGTCTTGAACGTTTCTACTTACTGGTATTTGTGCACCTGCTATTTTCATTTTGTCCAATCCACTTTCTCTATTGTAAAAGGATAATTTGCTTCTTTGTAAAATTTTTTTCTGTGTGTTAAATGTCTTTTAGCAAATTTACAACTTGAAGTTAAATCCCATATCTGTACAAAGTCTTTGTCTTTGGCTTTACGTATTCCTCTGCCGATTGATTGAATTACTCTTACAAATGATTTGCCTGGCTCAATCAATACAAGATTGAATATTCTAGGAATATTAATTCCCACACTGGCTACACCGTACGTGGCAATAATTACTTTATTAGTACTGCTAGATATTTCGTCATACTGTTCTTTACGATCTGCTAATTTGGTTTCTCCTTGAATAAACACACTGTCATCTATGATTTCTAATAATTTTTTACCTGCTGTAAGTCTATCAATTAATACCAATGTGTTACCGCTTGATTTTATTTTGTTTACAAGTTTACCTAAATACTCAATTCTTTTTTCGTCTGTAACTAAAAACTTTAATTCTTCTTGATAATTTTTATACACGTTGGTATCTACCAATTGTACAACATTTACATGACATTTAGATAGCACTCCTTTGTCTTGTAATTCTTTTGCTGATATTTGATTAACAACTGGACCAATGCTGGCTAAGATGCTTTGAAATTCAAATTGTTCTTTGGGCACAGTTCCAGTTAGACCCCAACGAACAGGGGAATTTTTTAAATGATGTGTGAGTAATTTTTTTAAAACTTCTGCTTTTGCTTGGTGCACTTCATCTATTATAACAGTTTTTACTCCGTCTAAAAACTCTGCTAAACTAAAAACAGATTCTCCTGCTTTAGATTTTTTATCTAATACATTAAGACTTTGCCATGTACAAATAGTGTGTGTTCGATTTAATTCTTTTCTATCTCCAAAATAAACTCCAACATCTAATCCTACGTTGATGTAATCTTCTTCTGTTTGTGTAACTAATCCTTTGTTAGGCACAATAACCAATGTTCTTCCAAACTTTTCACATATGCTACTCAATGCCGCAGTGATAATTGTTTTACCAGCACCTGTGGCAACTTCTTGTAAACTTTGTGGCTCCTTGATAAAATTATTAATCACGTCCACTTGGTAGTCACGTAATTCGATTTTTTGTCCTTCGCATTGATGTCCTTTGGGCCACGTTTTATTTCCGAAAAAGTTTTTGTCTACTTTACTAAAAGTTAGATCAAATTTTTCTCTTTTGTCTACGACTTCTTCGATTTCTACACCTGCTTCATTGAGATATTGAATGATCTTGTCCAGATGATTGACATAACCATTACCACCTAGACCAAAGAAACCAACTGTACCGTCCCAACGTCCTAGTTTATATTGAGGAAGATATCTAGCATAAGGCACTTGAAATTTAAATTTGTTTGCTATTTTTCTTCGCACTTCAACAGGCAGTCCTTCAATTTTTACATTGACTTCGTCGCTTATAATAATTTTACATCTCATAGTGTTTCGCTTCCAAAGTGTAGTTGATTCCAAAAACTGTCTTGTCCGTTGACTTGTAATTGTAAATCGATATTACTCACATATTTGTCAACCTTAGAATAATTTCTAGTGTTGTCACATATCAATACTGCTTCAGGTTCCCAAGTAGAAGTCAATAAAGGCTTTGGTATCTTCTTATTTGTAATATACACTATTTTTGTTGTTTTAGCAAGTGAATTATTTAATTGTTTGTCCTTAATGTAATCATTAAATTCTTTACCAAAAACAGAATTGCTTTTGCACCTTGACAGTACAGATATTTCATCGCTAGGTATAATGTTTGTAAAAAGTTTGTGTGTCTTATGAAGATGATTTAGAGTGTCTTCATCGGTATTACTGGGTAAAACAACCAATAAAGGAAATCTTCTCAGTTCTATTATGGTATCGATTACTTGTTGAAGATGCCACTTGTCTATGTCTAAATTGATTCTAGGCCACTGTCGTTCTAATATCTTTTTTGATAATGATGATAAATTACTTTTGGAACTGTCTAGTTCTTTGTTATCAAAATAATGAAGTCCCATTTTTTCTTTTCTATCATAGTACAAACATAAATTTTCTTTAACAGGTTCTCCAAAAAATTCGACATAGTGTTGAGTTATTATATCGGCACTGTGTTTAATCTCATAATCATATATACCCGGCACAAACTTTTCTGGATTTTTTGATATTTTTTCACATTCATTGTAAACATCGATTAGAATCGGATCTATGTCTTTGATTTTGTTCTTAAATTTTGATAGAAGTTTGTGCGTTACTTTTTCTGTGTAAGGTAAAATATATTTGTCTTTTAATCTTTGAGCATAGTATCTGCTAATAGTAGGACCTAGTAAACGTCTAACTTCGTTGATTGTTTTTGTATAAGTCATATTGAACGGAAATCTTATTACAATAACTTTGGTAGGAATAAATCCGGACCAATATGGTTCTACATAAGCAGATCCATCTTCCAATCTGATATATTCGCTTCTATCCAAATGTCTTAACGGTTGCCTTAATGTGTTAACACTGTTCTCCAGGTCAATGCCTCGCATTTTGAATTGTGATTTATATCTGGTGATTAGTATTTTTTTGACTGCTTCTAGTTGCCTATCAGTTAATGCGGAACCTTTATAAACTTTTTTAGCAATATCGAAAATAATTTTTTTGTCACGATCCAGTACAATGAACGCAGGATTGATTGCTTTGGCAGATAGTCCTGCCATTAATTCTAGACACTCTTCTATTGTGATTGAACGCATTTCACAAGTATAACGGATTTTGGTTAAAAAGTCAATCTAGAAAAAGGTATACCTTGTGCTATTTCTTCTGTAGTCCACTCAGTATGAACATAATCATTCAGCCATTGCTGTCTATCAGGGGTCTTTGGGCTGTTAATGGTGCTGAAATCGTGATTGGCAACGTCATATGCTAGACTTTGTTCTCCTACAAATGCAGGGATTCCATTCAGTACAGCGTGTATGCCTGGATTACTGCTCCAACTTACAACGGCCCAAGCATTAGAAAAATTTAAATCAAAATCATCATATGTGTTATCAATCTGTTTTGGAATTTCATAAACAACATTATCCAATCTCAGTTGAGCTGGTAATATGCATCTAGGATGCGATCGTACAATTATTTTTCGATCAGTGTGCTGTCGTAAACGTTGAACAGTTTCTAATACATATTGTTCTAATGGTGGCATATTTTTCCACTGTTCACTTTTGTCGTGTTGTAAGCACAACAATATATGTTCTCCTTGAGTGCGCCAAGGTCTTATGTCTAATCCTAATTGTGCAACTCTTGTGTCATCATTATTTTTAGGACCAAAGTCTGCCAGTCTATTAATGCCGTTGATACCAACTTTCCAAGTTGAATTTCTTTTGATACCGCCCACTTCTATAACTAAAACTTTTTTATTTTGTGATCTAAATTTGTCCCAAACAATTTTATTTTTTATCATCCTGCCATGCCACAATAATGACCATATCACAGGAATATCTGTGTCTATATTGTTTTCGTCTACAGTGTGTCCCAACTTCAACAGTCCTAATTTCACAGCGTCCCACACAGGAGGACTGTTTAAAGAACCGTAATCTGTAAACAAACTAAACTTCATTCCAATATGTCTCTGATCTATTTGAGATCAAATCTTTCTTTTGACTTTTGCCTTGATTTTTTCTAGCACCTTTCATATGATCAAACCATTTTCCTAAAACTGAATTAATCAGCGGATGTCCACCTCCACCTGTTTTTGCTGTTTGATTAAAAATACTTTCAGCATAATCCAAATAATTTTTATCGATAGGTGTGAGTTTATTCAGTACATCTCCAAAGACATAACTGTCGTGCCATTCAATCAATTTGAATATACCGTTGTCTGCGTCTTCGTACATACGTTCAAATTCTTTTAAAAACTTTTTGCAGGTTTCATTTTTAATATTCAATCCGTAAAATCCACATTCAGGCCAAGTCTGTGATCCTTTACCTCTGCCTACAAATGTTATCCATTTATCATTGGGTAATAAATTTTGAAATTGATCATATGAAATAGCAGAGTGTACATAGGTATCTCCATCCATCCATACAGTCCATCCATCTTCTGTTCGATTTACAGCATCAAACACAGCATATACTTTGTTGGCAAATCTTACAGCGTCCCATTTAAATTCTTTGTGATGATCTCTTGGACGTTTTTCCGGAAAAGGACATTTACCATTTGCTTTAGGTACATTCCCCCAACGTGCTTTAAATTGATTAAGTTTGATTAATTCTTTTGCATCAATAATTTCAATTTGAGATGAATCCGGATTTACTGGTGAACAATTTTCTGCATACACCAGTAATTTAATTTGTTTATCCACATTACGAGCAAAACTATCTAAGAATCTTTGCCCATATAAATCTAATCCAGGTTTATGAAATGTTGTTAATACTTTAATCATTTTACATATTTTTTTAGGTGTTGCCAAGCCAAGCCCGATTTTACTTCATCCAATGTCCAGTGTATTTGTGCTATTCGTCTAATCCAAAGTTCTCTATCAAATTCTTTTGGATTTTCAAGGTCTTCCCACTTTTCTAAATTGACTCCTTTAATCTGAGCTCTATCTGGATCTGTTACCAGTGTTGGTATTCCTTCTATTACTGATGCCACAGTAGGACTAGAGTTATGACCTACAACTGCTTGAGCGTGAACAAATTCATCACGCAAGTCCTTGGCCCCACTTATAACAATATTGGTATATTGTGGTTGTCCAGAGTTAATCCATTGACGCACAAGCGATTTCCATTGAACAGACATTTTATCACCGGGATGAAATCTTATTCTAATTTCTTTTTTAGTAAATTTTCTTATTTCTTGTATTGTGTGTTGTAGCCATACGTTTACTTTTAAACCACCCATACTCCAACCACCGTCTCTTTGACAGCAAACTAAAATGTATTTGCCACCACCCAATCTCCATGGTTTTAAATCTATACCTAAATCTTTTTTGATTAATTCCCAACGCAATGGGTCTGGGTTATCATAACAATATTCTGCTGTATTAGGAAATATTCCATCATAACCATAACGTAGATAATTTTTAGATTGTGTTGGATCAGCATACAAAAACAAACTACTGTCAACAATCATTGTGCGTTTGTTTCTTTTTTGTTGCTCTTCGTACACACTTTTACGCAACATGAGATGTCTATGCTTTTGTGGTTGTTGGTGTACAAATCCTTGTAACACTGCTATATCGCTAGGAACTATTGTCCAACCATTACTGATTATCCCTCTATCTCCACATCTATTAACACCTTCAATAAAATTTTTAATAATCAAAGGCTTTTGTAATTTTTTATTTCCAGGAGGAATAACTTTCATATATCCAACAACACTTATCATAATAGTCCGTGTGCCTCCATAATTCTTACTGCTTCACCTGTGCCTAATTCTTTAATGTGGTATTGACAATAAGCCAACCAGTGTTGCCATTTTTCAACCTGATGTTTAGATGGATAAAATGGTGATTCAATTTTACTTAAATCTTGTGAAGTTACAGAATCAGCCGCTGTCTTCTGCATGGTAAAAGCAGGTACTCCTACACAAACACTTTCTATCGCCGCAATTGATTGATAGGTCACTGTGGCATAAATTTTTTCTTTAATAAGATACCAAGGAACACTGCCAGCACCAACTCTTTCATGGCGTTTGCCTTTATCTCTAATAATAATTTCTCTATCTGTATATTTTTTTAATTCTGCAACAGTATTCTCCACCCATTGATTTCTGTCAATATTATAAAATTTACAAGGCTTTTCGCTCGGAGTAACCAGTAATATTTTTCCTTTGTGATTCTTTCTCCAGTCAACAAATTCTAATTCTGGACTAGTTCTTTTAATTTTTTGCCAACGATCATCAGGCACATTAAAAACTATGCTATGTTGTACGTCATTCTTTACTACTCTGTGATACAATTTCTTTTTGATTAAATTTCCCACATAACCTGTGTCTATATAATAAAATGTTCGACCAGATTTTTTACAATCGTTTATAATTTTTCTTTTGGCTAAACTTCTAAAACTTACTGTGTTTTCTATCGGTAGTTTTTTGATTGCTTCGTAAGGAAGATGATGACAGCCTAGGCCTCTAACCCAGTGTTGTAGTATTTCATCTTGTTTGTCAAAAGCATAGTGCATATCATTTGTTCATCATTTCTGCTAGATATTTTTTCCAAACATCTCCATATTCGCAGTGTCTATAGTTTTTAAACCACGGGCCGCCTTCAGTATAGTGCAAGGCTTTGGGCTCACCATCTTGTGGAGATTTGTACCATCCCACAAGCCAATTCCATTCATGACTGAGCGAACCAATTTCTTCGTCTTTGAGCCAACTAAATCTGTGAAAGTATGCTCCGTCATAATTAGGATTGTTTACTAAATCAACTGTGACTTTTTCATTTGAAGGGTGTCCACAGTTCCACAACACCATCGAACTCCAATTTTTTCTTGGATATAACGTTTGTTTTTGACCATCCATTTTAATTCCAGGCTTTGGTGTGTAATCGTGTTGAACACACATCACAGCATATTTGTTGTCTACACAATCAAACAATTCTTTAATATCTTTCATAAAAACAATGTCTGAATCGCAGAACAATGCCCAACCTTTATAATTTTCTAATGCTGGTATTAAAAATCTTGTGAA